CGGACTTTTAGTCGTCAATCTCCCAATAACATACGGGCTACAATGCATTAAAAATTTCCCCTGGATTCACGTCCAGAGTACAAAACTACAATGTAGCGTCGTAAGACGTAAATCAACGAGGTGAAACCTATTGCTAGGAAAAGTGGAGGCCCGTCCTCCCATCCGCTTAAACGGTCATGTTTTACTTTTTAATCCACCTCGATTATCTACCCGAAGTGGTGGGTATCATCTATTTACCTAGAATAGCGGCGGTTGTTAACTGTACCTGCAGTCATGCATTTAAGGTTCGCATGATGAACCAGTCAATCTTTATCCCCCAACTACGGGGTCATAGGGGTATCCCACCCCTCGTGAGCGTCTTATGGCACGCTATCGTTAATTCAAATAAACTCTGAAAACTTAACCTCGGGTAATACCAACCCAGCAATGTCAGGAATCTAACGCTATCCTGATTGTCGCGTGCAGTTATTGATGTGTAGATATTGGGCATACACCATCATATACTACTGCAAGAGTTACGCTGATGTTTAACGACTTCAACGAAAGTCGTGGCCTCTTAGACTGCGGTCGGGAATGTGTTATACAGCCATGTCGTAGGTGCATTCAAAAAATAGTGTAGACTGAAATCCGCTCCCGCTGCAACATACGTGGTGACTATAATATTATCATTCACTACAGTAGTTGGAAAGGGCAGATCAACCTGCAACCTCAGCTGGTCTTGATCATTAGCATAAGGAACATTACCTCGGATAGGATCCGTCGGATGAAATTTCTCTATAGCATAGAATGGACAGGATACACTTAGACCAGCCTGAGTCAGCTGGTTTGTCATGGACGCACCCTGGGAGCCAGCAAAACCCAATGTAGCACGGGCAAACTGACTATTACCCGAGACGGCGGTGGATACACTTTGGAATGAGGAATTTCCCCCGCTGGTCCTTACTACATATGCATGCTTTATGGGATTCGTAGATCCAACATTAAAGAGATAGTTCACACTCCCACGATAGCACAGATAGGCATTAGCGACCAGAGATAATGGTACAAACTCGCAAAAATTATATGGCGCAGTGCCCGATACCTGCTTATTAGCTGTGTGATATCCACTTGGACAGTACCCGGGGGACATTGGCAATCGCTGCACCACCTTAACCAGATATTCATATGTACCTCCAGTGGGGTTTGCAGTGGAATAATCAGACATCAACTTCGAAAAACGATGGAGTACCTGGCGGAATGATTTAATATCTTCACCAAAGTGCACCAGATACTGATTCTGGGTGTTAGTAGCAACGTTCCCCAGAGTTACCTTTCCGTCCACTGGGTGCGCCTGGTACTCATCACTCTGTGGCACAAAATATGAATATCGCTCATTGAGAGACACATCTGTCGGTTCGGCATATTCAAAATTCGCACCTCCTCGCATCCAAATCTGAACGTCAACCGTGGAACTAGCAACAGGACACGTCAATATATTCTGCACACGCAGCGTGATGGTCCCATTGTCACTGAGACGATTAGTCGTGAAAGAGGGAGTCGTACTCGTGCTCCAATCGTTGGTATATCCATTAGCCTTCAGAAACTGCAATGCCTGTTGATAAGGAATAGTCAATTCAACCTCACGGGTCTCGCCAATATCCATAATCATAGTCTGCACCACATTTGATGTGTTGGTGTTAGTTAGCAGATTGTATCCGGAGGCAGTGTTACCATTAGGGTCATAGCTGATTTTGATTTTCCCCTTATGATACTTCGATGCCACAGCACGTATTGTAAAAATAATATCTCCGCGCCAATAGTTGAACAACTGAGAGGGAAAGTACAGTGCCGTGGGTTGGATATAAGTACCCAGCCCAGTTAGCGTCCCGGATTGACCCAAGTTGGGGTGAACCAGGCAAGAAAATTTCAAGGTATCGACAGCATCAGCTGTACTCCACTGAAGCGATGTCAGGTACGAGTCTCGCATAACAATATTGGACAAGGCCATTTCATCAATTCCAGTAGGGATACCCACGATTCGCGGGTCAACTGACATTTCATTCTTGGGGTCCAATGTCAATTTCTCGATGGGGAATCCAATTTCTGCCGATGCCAGCTGCGGAAACGCCATTGGTCGATGAGGCATAGCATCTGCAATAACTGGAACATTTGTGAACCCGAAGAGGGAGGCAATTGCACTTATTGCACCAGCACCTATTTTCGTTGCTGTCGCAAAAGGTCCAATTACAGGAATATCACCCAACCGTCCCGCAATATTAGCAATCCATGAAGCAGGTTTTGACACACACCCCTCCCCATACTCATCGGATTGCGCTGCGTAACCGACAGATGCACCAGATAGTTCAATATTCTCCATCCAAGCATATAGTGATACTGTCACACCTTGACCAGATACACCATTCGCGCTCCTCAGTGGGGTGATGACATCAAACCGCAAATTTCCCAAACTGCTCACATCCGACAGACTTTGAACATTGATTTCATTATAGGGCCAAATAAACGGCAATGTGAATTCATATGTGTCCGTTACATCCGGATCAATCAACAAGTGGGAACGCTGGGATATAGGAGTCAACCATGCATTGTTTGCATCATAGTAGATGGTATCATTCTTGAAATTCGTCAGTGGTTTATACGTCATTAGTAACATGCCATAATAGAATGGTGACGCACTCAATTGTATCTTGAGTTTGAGATCACCCTTCATAAAGGCATAGTTGTTCAGTTTATTCTTTACCGACGGTGTTTGTATCCAATCACCCCAGGGGCCATAATTAATCTTTGCCCCGACAGTGTCAGATTCATTCCAAGTGAATGCTTGTGTTCTCACAGGGCGTGCTAAAAATTTGTGAATGTCGGTATCTTGGGTACGACTGTGCAATACTGACGCAGCCCCAACACCAACATCTACAGTAGATGAACGCTCCATAAATGAGATGATTCCTTCCTTATTTGTATCGATGGAATGTTTGGTTTCATCGACCATCACGTCTGCCTGGGATACCCAGTCGGCGAGATTGCCGAAGTGACTTTCATATTCGTCTTCAGTCAAGTCAAAATACTGAGACGGCGACCGCACGGGGGTCACAACCGCCACCTGTTCCTGTACAGGTGGACAACTGTTGATTCTTTCTCGGGAATCAATACCTGATAAGTTGTTCGATATCATTGTTACTTCCTGTTGGTTGATAAGACCTAAG